TGCGCCGGGGCTCCGCCGCCAGAGGGCTTGGCCGGCGGGGCGATCATGCCCAGCGCCTGCCCGGCTTTGCCGACCTGCTCAGCCGCCATGGCGCCGCCGCCGATCTGCTGGATGGCGTTCTGGACGCCCATCTCCTGCTCGGCTGCCTCGGCCTCGGCGTCCTGCTCCTCCTGGGTCATCCGCCAGGAGGCCGGGCCGCCGACGCCCCGGATGGCGTCACGCAGCGCCCGATTGAAATGCAGCGGCACGGCCGCAGTCGGATCGACCTGCTTGGCCACGGTGACGACATTGGTGGTGTCGAGGAACTGCTCGACCAGCAGCCGGCTCTCCGCCCCGGTGATCGGGGTGTCGAACTCCCAGACGGTATCGACGTTCGATAGCGTGTCCGGCATGCGGTTGAAGTCGATTTTCTTCATGTTCGCGAGGAGATGGAACACCGTGTCCAGCATGCGCGAATGCTCAACCTGCGCCGGCTCGAACAGCGGCAGCAGATCGCGGATATGCTCTTCCAGCCGGCGGGCCACCTCGAAGGCGGTCATCTCCTTGCCGCCGGTCTCGGGCAGGCGAAGCTTGTCGAGGAAGAACGCCTTGGACAGCATCTCGCGAACATCGACGCGCATCTGGAAACCGACGCGCATGTCGGCGTCGATCTTGAGAATATCCAGCGCATCGGAGAGCTTGGTGTCGTGGTCGAGATCCACCCAGGAGATGCCGCCAGCGGCGATATTGGGCTCGCCGATCACCGCCTCCTGCTTGCCGACCATCGGCGGATCGATGGCTTTCTCCCCGGACTCCAGCAGGATCTGCGACAGCATCTGCGCCATGCGCCCGTCGGGCAACGCGGTCATCACCGGCGGCGAGAAGGCGTATTGTGTGCCCTGCAACCGTGCCCAGCGCGAGACGACGTAGTTGAATACCGGCGATCCGCTATCCTTGATCATCCGGCAGTTTTCCAGATCGATGCAGCAATTCACAAACGGCAGATTGCGGCCGGTGCGATCGGATTTGCCCTTCGGGGCATCTTCGGTATAATCGTCATACTCATCGCTGGGCAGCGCCACATAGCGAATCTCGAACTCGCGGTTCGGCTCCTTGCGCGCGGCGCGTACGATCGACTCATGCAGCCGCGTCTCGCCGAACATGCGCAGCATCGCCCTCGCCGTCATCTTGGTGCGCCGGTGCAGATGATCGACCTGACCGAGCTGGTTGTTCAGCCAGACGCAATCCTTGAGGTGATGGCTCTGGAAAAACAGATGTGAGCGCTCGATCGGCTCTTCCTCGATCGACAGCACGCCCTGGCCGAAGCCGACATAGAAGCGGTCCCATTCCTTGGTCGCCGCGACAAAGCCGGTCTTGGCCCGATACATTTCGCGGCGCATGGTGCGCGCCACATATTCGTTGAACTGCGCGGTGGCCTCATCCCGATCCAGTTCTTCATCGCCAGTTGAGTTGGTGAACCACTGCTTGTTATACGGCCGCATCATGATGCCGAGCTGCGAGCACAGCTCGTCATAGGCTTGCTGGGGAAAGCTATCCATGCGGTCGGCACCCCAATCCTCGCCCAGATCGAGGGGGGCCATGAACTCGGCAAGGTCCGGCGCGAATTGCCACGCAATATCTTGGAGCAGCGAATCCAGCGGCTTTCTCTTGTCGAAGAGGTGATTGCCGAGGTCCAGCAGCTCTTTTGCCCGGCTATCCTTATATCGCGCCAAGGGAGCTACCTATTTGCCAAGATAATTCGTGCCGGCCGATCCGCCAGTCAGATCGGTGTAATCGCGCCCGCGCTTGGACATCAGCGAGTCCTGCGCGCGCTTCTTGGCGGCAGCATTCACGCTGTCATCGGCATCGGGCATGCGCACCACGGGCGGGGCAGGGGGCATCTTCGGTTTGGCGGCCATGAGGATCTCCTGGGTGTCAGACGCGGAGAAGGGCGCCACGCGGGCGCCCCTCGAATTCGGGCAGCTCAGGCCGCTTCAGCCAGTGCTGGCGCCGCGCCAATGCCGGTCAGCCATGCATAGCTGCGGCCCTTGATGATGGCGTGCACGGAACCAACACTGATATTGTATTTGGCGGCGAGCATCTTCAGCGTCACGACGCGCGGCTTGTATTCGGATACAAGAGCCAAGACCTGCTCATCGACCAGCTTGCGCCGGCCGCGCGATCCATTGGCTTTAACCGCAGATTCTTCCGCACGCTTTTTCGGCATGTGATATCCTGTTCCTTGAGATGTGTTGGGATTTACCTGTGAATAACTGTTGTACCGACCAGATTTTGCCCAAGCAAATCATATCAGTACATGTCTACTGTGGCATGTTGACGCGGCCTAGGGGCGGCGGCGTTTTTGCAGCGGCCCCTTGCGGCCAGTCTTGGCGTATTGCGGCAGATTGTGCCGGGGATTGGAGCTGTTGGTCGCGGAGTCGCGCTTGCGGATGGCGGTATTGCCGTCATGCCATGCGATCACCACTGCATCGCCCTTGCCCGGCGAGCGACCGAGGCGCTTGCGGATCAAGTCCTTGGACTCGATCTTGATGCCGTCCATCTCGACCTTGTAGGTCGGCGCGGTGAGGTCGGCGCGCAGCTCTGCGCTTGGGGGCAGAGCGATCAGGGCACCTCCCGGTTGATCGGGATCGAGCGCCTCGCGGAACCGCCACCACACTTCGGAGCGGTGGTTGGAGAACTTCAGCCGGCCGGACTGATCGCGGCCGACGCCTTCGTGATTGCCGCTGTAAAGAACGTAGTCGCACTTATTGTCGCGCAGGCGCAGCGCGGTCTGGCCAGCATATCCACCGCCGCTATCGATCACGATGATCGCATTGTCGCGGCGGTGCTTGAAGATATGCGCGACGGTCATCGAGCCGTCGGCGGTATCCAGCCCCTTGGTGGTGATGATCTCATCATACCAGAAGCCATGGCGCATGGCCAGCTCGGCGCTATCCCGACCGCCGCCGGCTGGGTCGTATCCCATCGCCGACATCTTCTCACCGCGCTTGCCGTCTCTCTTCCAGCGATTCTGCGCTTCGATCACCCAAGTTGTGGGTATAAGCTGGTTGTCGGCATCCGCGCGCGTGAGCATAAAGTTGCCGTCGCGAATCGCCGAACGCAGCGGCTCAGGCAAAGCATCGAGCTGCGACTGATACCCGGTGTTCACCAGATAAGGATTGTCGGAGAGCTTGCCGGGAATGAAGGTGCGCGATGTTGGGATGAACTCGCGGCCGTCGCGCTGCACGCGCTCCGGCCCATCCACCTCTACATCCTCACCCTGCTCGTCAGTGATGTACCAACGCAATTCGCCATGCTTGGCGGGATTGTGGTGGGTCGGATCGAGCCAGGGACGGTAGCGACCAATGACCCAATCGCCAGATGAGTCGAGCGGCGGATTGGTTGCTAGCACGGCGCGACAACGCTGCGGAGTGCCGTCGGCATTGATGCGAGTAGACCTCAGCCAGCCGAGGTGAAACTTAATCTGAGACAAAAGGTGCTGAACGGCCTCATCGAAAATTTTGAGGTCGAAAGCTTGCCCCATAAAGCTTCTTTCGTCTCCAGGTTCTTTGTGAGCCCCGAAAACTATTCTTCGTTCATCTTTGGTGAAAAGTCTTGGAGGAACAGATCCTGAGAAACCATTTCTTGTTCCATTGATCTCAATGGCGCGCTCTATCATACCACCAAGATCGACGTATTGTCTGCGAAGGATTAGGGAGTTCCAATGGGAAGTAAAAGCCAGACCAAGAGAAAGGTCCGTTTTCCCACTGCCTCCGGCTCCGCCGTAAAGTAGTTCATTCGCCGAGCTGAAATACGCAGCGTACTGTGGACCATGGTTTGGAATCCAGACAGTTTCTGCACCTGTCTCGATACTCTTCTCCAGCTCGGCAAGCTCGGCCGGGGACATCCGGTCGAGCTTGCGCATTAACTCGTCAAGTGGCGAGAGCATGTCAGAGCCCGTTCACAAACCTCGGCTCAGGGGTGCTGCCCCAGGTGACGGGCTCGGTCTTCCGCTCGGTGAGGTCGGGGACGAATTCGATCGGGCCGGGCACCAGTCTGATGTCTTCGATCGGACCGCCGGTCATGCGCGGCAGCGCCACCGTCTCCCCCATCCTGAGGATGTCCATCGCCGTGCGATCCGTCACCCATGTCTGCTTGACATAGTTGACATCCTCCACCGCGCCGCGAAGCTGGAGCATCTCGTGCTTGGCGTTCTCGAAAGCGTTGGTGGCGATGGCGATGCGGTGCTCCAGCTCGGCCTTGCGAGCCAGCAGCTTGGCGTGCATCGGATCGAGTTCGCAGAACCCATAGAGCGGCGTCGGGCAAAGCAGGTCGGACTGCGGCGGCACCGTAACCTTGATCCCGCGACGCCATGCCTGCCCGGTGAAGTACTGGCAGCCGGCGCGCTGGCCGGTATACTGCTCCTCGGCGGCACTCATATCGACGCCGTACAGCGCGATCTCGCCATCCTCGCCGGATTCCATGATCTCGATGATCGCCATCGCGAACATCCAGCTCAGCGAGGAGGTGTAGAAGAAGATCGCCTCCGGCCCGAAATAGCGCATCACCTCATCCTTGGGATAGGCGACGGAACCGGGAATGGCTTCCACCGGCTCCAGCATATAAACGGGCACTGGCAATTTCGCCATGAAATCGATATACTCTTGCGAGAACCAGGGTTGATGGGGCTCGAAGAGGTGAATTTCAAACCACTTGTCCACCTTGCGGACATAGGGGCGCGCGCCCGGAGAGCAGGCCCAGATCAGCCAGTCGGGATCAGAGTAGGGAGCCAGCGCCACCGAAGATGGCGCTGACCCGATAAGGCAGATTCTCTTTGTCATGCAGACCTTAGGAAGAGGTGGAGACGGTGTAGGTGTAGGCAGACGACGTGATGTTGCCCGTGAATCCAACCGGAACCCATGCTGCCGAGGACACGGAAACCAGCCGAACCGCCGCGCCGGCTGCCACCAGATTGATCCGAACGCCCGGCGCCGTGCTGCCCAGGCCGCCAGCAGACGTGGAGCCCATGAAGAAGCAGTTGCCGTTCGCCGTCGAGCGGACGACGCTATGGGTCGCCGTGGAGAGCGTGGAGCAGTTGGTCACGATCTTCTCGATGCCGGCCACCAGCGGCGCGCGCAGTGTCCAGGCATCGGTCGAGCCGCTGAGCACGGCAAGGCCGCCGCGTTCATCCAGCGTCGAGCCGGCGGTGGAGAACTCTGTGGGGATGCGGTAGTTTGGAGGGCCAACCAGACGGCGCTGATTGTCGAAACCGAGTTCGCTGCCTCGAATTGAGGTGGCGATCTCGTCTTGATATCTATCGATAGGCATAGCTTAATTTCCCATTGCTTAGATTGCTTAGATTGCTTGTGGGAACGCACTGCTACAGGAGAGAAAAGATGAAATTCGCCGATGACGAATATCTGACGCCTTTTGGAATCTGGCTGAAGCGCCGGCTGATCATGCTCGGAAAATACGCGAGGATGATCTATGAAGACTTCAAAACGGGCGGAGCGCCGCCACAATCTTCGACGCATGAAAGCAAAGACTCGCCGGATCGCCAAAAACTGCTGGGGGTACGAGGTCTTCCGCGATGACGAGTGGCTGGTCCGATGCGAGAGACTGGCTAATCACCTTGCCCACTGCTCAAGAGCTTGCTGCGGACATCGGCGTTTTTGGGAAGGGGCAACTGTTCAGGAGCGACGGTTTATTCAGGGAGAAGGGATCAATGTCAGCAATGACGGCGACTGAAGTTCAGAAGTCTCTGTCTGAGACGCTTTTATCGCGAGAGTATCTTGACCTGCTGGAAGCCTGCAAAGAGAAAGTATTCAAAAGCTTCTATCTGGGTGAATTCCCGACCTACGAAGAAAAGGAGAAGCCCATGATTGGAATGCGGCAATATGTGACTGCGATGAAGGCCCCACCCAAACCGCCGGAGCCCAAAGTCACTCCGATCATCGATCGAATCTCTCGCGTCCACGAGATGCTGTACAAGAACAGTATTGCGGCAGATAGCGTCTCGATCGTTCTGCCAGAAGATGACTGGCTCATCCTGCGCAGCGAGATAGAGATTTACTACAATGTGAAGCCAAAAGATGACGGCTCAAGCCTGCGCTACTGCGGCATTGAATTTCTGCGCGGCAGCGCTGCGCCCAACGCCGATCGCTCCGTCTGGTTCAAGGAAATCCCGGCGAACAGCATGGCCCTGACTGAAGAGATAATCCGCTGCCTCAGCGGGGGTCGAATCGGTAAACTGCCAGAGGGCACCGGCAGCGACCGCGTGAGCGCCAGCCCGGATTCCGGCGGCAAGGTCGGCGTAACTTCCAGCCCCACCATTGGCAACAACCGGAATGGAAACGGCGCTCGCCACATCCCGGATCAGCTCGATGTCGTATCCGCACAGGCAGCCATCGCGGCTTACGCTCGTGACAAGAAGCTCCCCGGCTCCGTGAGCCTCGCACAGCTTCGCGAACTGGACGGCAGACTTGCGCAGAACAAACGGACCGCCACGATCTCCGGGGATTCCGCCAAGGCCCGCAAACTCTGGGCCAGGACTGCGCGCTTCAACAACGTCGAGGGCGACGGTCACGGCTTGTCGTCCGAACCGCTGAGCCGCGCGATCAATCAGCTCAATGTCGCGGAAGACGGCCGAGCGCACCGCGACTTTATCGGCGCCGCAGCGCAGGGCTTCGCGGAAATGTTCGACGCTGGTGATGCCTCCGCCCACCGTAAGCGGGCTCATTATAACCGCCGATAGATCGCGGATCAGGGCAAAGTCGGGGTCGCGCATTTCTGGCGTGGCCCCGATATCCAGCAGGATCAACTCGTCAACGCCGCGCCGCGCATGCACTCGCACCGCATTGACGATGCTCCCCACCGATCGCCACCCGTCAAACTGACGGCCCTTGATCGCTTGTCGGCCTCTATGCAGCAAAACGGGGATAATTCTAGTTTTCAACATCCAGCTTCGGCAAGTCTGCGTCTGAATTCTTCTTCAGTGAAGGCGTTCTTTGAAGAATTGCAGCTTCCACAGGCGGGAAGGATATTTTTGATATCGTTGGAGCCGCCTCTGCTTAGGGGAATTCTATGATCCCGCGTCATGCGCGCCATAGAATCCCCGCAATACGCACAACAGCCGTTATGCTCCGCTAGCAGGGCACTCCATTCTGCCGAAGTATGGGTGCCGGAAGCCCCCATTTTTCTGGCCCGCCTATTGTGAGAATAGGTTAAATAAAGAGCCTTATTATTCGTGCGATGTCTAGTCGCATACCTACGCATATACTCCTTTTTTTCTGGAGTCAAGCGATCGGCGCGAGATTTCGCATTAAGCCGATCTCTATTTTTATCTGTATATCTTCTGGAAACAAGCTTTCTTCTCTCTGGATTTTGGGTGTGCCATACCCTCTGCTTCTCCAAATATGCCTGCGGATCGGCTTGATAGCGCGCCTTCCGGGCCGCCCGTTGTCGAGCACGCAATTCTTCTCTCGTATAAATAGGTTTGCGGGGCGATATCCTTCCCGCCATCCAAGTGCGCTTCAAACTCTCCGAAACAGATGCCTTTGTAAATATAGCTTCTTCCGCACTCCATCCGCTTTTAATCCGACCACGGATAGTGCTAATGACAACGCCAGATCTTTCCGACCAATCAGAGAGCGCAAGCCGCTCTCCTCGGCACTCCAAAAATATGACTGGCTGCTTTGCTGTTCTGGCTTGCTTTCTGTTCTGTGCTCGCCATTTGGCTGTCTGCCAAACAAAATTGTCCGGTCCAAAGGGACGACTTGTATCGGTTCGACAAAGATAGAGATCTTCAGATGGTCTCCTGCCTGCATCCGCAAGAAACAATTTGAAGCTCACCCATCTAGGATGGAGGCCCTCTACTCTGGATTGAAGGCTCTGCCATATCTTCCATTCCGGGGTTTCGCGACCGGGTCGCGCTTCTCCATGCTGAAGATTTGTTGCCTCTTTCTTGTGTGCCTTGCGTATATTTCTGGCGGCGGCCTCACGGTGCTGGCACCCGCAGGAAACGACGGCGCCATTGCGAAGCTGATAGCCCCTGATCGCCTTATGGTTCCCACAACTGCAATGACAAAGCCATGTGCCTTGCCCATCGATGTTTGGCGCCCTGCCGACGACAGTTAGTCGGCCAAAAACGCTCCCCTCTGGAATTTGGATAATTGGTCTACCCATTCTGGGTCTCGCAATGTTAGTTCTCGCCCCCATTCGATACGTTCTTCAACGAATAGAAGCTTATTTAAGTAATTATTGCATATCTCGATGAACGAATCCTGACTAATACCAATGTGTCGCAGAACTTCCTGCAAACTTATCCCCATGTATTCAAAAGGAAACAGGCCATCTCGCTCAACAAGAACCGCCATAGCTTCATCTCTGGACAAATAGCCATTACGAATATCTATCGACAATTGAGCGCATGCCCTGCCAAAGCCATGCTTAAGCCAGCAAAAAAAATCATGAATGCCAGTCATCCCCGAATCCACGTTCTCCCCATGCCACCAATTGTAAGCGGCCGGAAGCGGCGTAGACATTCCGGCCGCCGCTGCCTGTCGAGCGTTTCTATGGCTATCCCAAGGATAGAAGTGCCCCAAAAAATAAGCCTGTATGGCGCCCATGTCCGCTTCGGACGGCATCTGATAGTCCGCCATGTCTTCGCGACGCAGACCGTGCTGACCAACGAGATCGTTTGGGCGCATTCCTAAATGTTGGCCGAATTCCGTGATCCATCGCCGCGTCATTTGGCCAATGGAAAGCGCGTCCATCGGGCCGCCATACTCGACTGTCGGCGATTCTCCATAAAAAATTAGCTCAATATTGTTTTGCTTTGCGATGCGCCACGGAATGGAAAATATGCCGACGTGTTCAGGCCACGCAACATCCCCTACAAGTTCCAAACCCAATCGATTGAGCAGCGCACGGACCCTGAGGTTCGGCGTGACTTCGACCGTTGTGGCGTATCTCGCAAGGTTGCGGATGTTTGCCTTGCCGATCTCGGTCAGCATACAGGTCGTAGCCGTGACCACCAGAGGGCGAACCCCCAATTCGATCAGCTTCAATACTTGCCAGTGCGAATCTTTCCCGCCAGACGACGGGACCACACAGTGGTAGCCATCAGCATTCGGCTTTGCCGATTCCAGAATTCTGAGCAAATCCTCTTGACGGGAAGCCCAATCAATTTCTTTTCGCTTTTTGTAGGCAATGCAGGCTGAGCACACACCGTCAACAAAAGCCGTATCTGGACGAGTGGTCGGCATGAGGCAGTTTTTGCAGCGCACTAGGGCCATTACTTCACCTTCTCAAACAGGGTCCAGGTGATATCATCGGCTGGCGCGTGCGGGTCGCGGCGCCACTGGAAGCCGTATGTGACCACCTTCAGATCACTGAACATGTCGAGCATCTCGCCAGCGAAATCGCGCGCCCAGAGCCGGCTGGCATTGCCGCGATAGATGATCTCCCGAGGAGACTGGCTGAAGTATTCGGCCAGAAAAATGTAGCGCCGGCTCGCCCGATACAGCGTGCCGTAGGCACGATACAGCTCTTCTGGTTTGATATGGATCAGGAGTCCTTTTGATAGACTCAGATCATACCCCCCGCCCCACGGCTCATCTGCGTCCTGCATGGCGGTTTCATGGACATGGATGTCCTTGGTCTCGCGCAACTCCGCCGCCGCCTTGGCGTTTGGCTCAACAGCAGTAAACTCGCAGGCGGAAAACACATTGATCCGGCGCAATGCCCGAATGTTGAGCCCGATATTGGCGCCGAACTCAATCACGCGCGCGGGCGTGGTGAAAAACATCGGCAGCAGCGCCTTGCGAAACAGCGCCTCATTACTGGCGATCAGCGCCTCCCCCCGATTCCGATCGGTGTATTGGTCCCCGAAATCGCCGCGCCAGAAGTCCACAGCTTCGCTCATTCTTCGTCCTTGACTTTGCCTCGATCTATATCTAAACCGGAATAATTATTTCATTTTCGCAATAAGGAAATCATGGTAGAAACCTCACAACCACCCTACCGCTATGGCAAGCTGCTGAAGCGGGTCATCACCGGCAAGCGCCTTACCCAAGGCGCGTTTGCCACCAGAATCCGCGAGGCAACCGGCGTCAAAGTCACCCAGGCCCGGCTCAATCTCGTCCTCCACGGCAAGGATAAGGTGCCGCTGCATTGGTGCGCAGCCATCACCGAGACCTTCGGACTGACGGAGATCCAGCGCCAGCAGCTCAATTCCGCCGCTGCCGCTGATCATGGGCTCCAGGTGGATATCCCGCCGCTGCCGAAATGACAAAAGCCGCCGGGGGTCACCCGGCGGCCATATCGAATTCCTTGAGCATATGCGCGGCAAGCGGCGTGCCGGCCGGAATGTCCATTGCCGCCACCTTGCCGATCACCTGGGAGTACATCGCTGGTGCCAGCCCCAGACCCGGCCGGATCGAGCGCACATTGGCCGAGGTGAACATGCCCCCCTCCTTGATCGGCTCGACGACATAGAGCGAGCGACGTAGCGGAGCATGCTCGCTGTCATCGCGCGCGCCGGAGCGCCAATCCAGGTCGGCACGCCCCAGCGCCGCTGCCGCCCGATGCACAGAGCGGACAAATTCCGGGAATTCATTCCACGGCGTGGCGAAATGATCGTCGAGTCCTGGCCCGCCGGGCGTCAATGTGATATGCTTCTCGATCATGCAGGCGCCGCGCGCGGTGGCCATCATCGCCACCTCACTGCCCAGCGTGTGGTCGGACAGACCGACATGATCCTGCTGCCGGCGCAGGATGTCCATGAAGCGCAGATTGGCCTTCTCCACCGCCGTCGGATAGGAGGAGATGCAGTGCAGCCAGATCGAGGGGTGCATGCGCACCGCCGTCGCCGCCATGTGGATCTCGCCCCAGTTTGCCATGCCGGTGGACAGGATCAACGGCCGATCTTCCCAGATCGCCGCCTTGATCAGGATCGGATCGACCAGCTCAAAGGAGGAGATCTTCAGCGCGGGCGGATCGAACTGTTTGACGAACTCGATGTCCTCGATCGAGAACACCGAGGGGAACAGCATCACCTTGAGCATGCGCGCATGCTCAACCAGCTCCGGCCACCACTCGCGCGGAGTCTGCGCCTCGGCATAGAGTTCATAGAGGTGCCGACCCTTCCAGGGGCCTTCCTGAATGATGAACTCGGGGCGCTGGAAATTGCCGGTGATGGTGTCGGGGGTGAACGCCTGGAGCTTGATCGCATCTACATCAGCGCAGGCGGCGCGCTCTATCAGCCTCAGTGCGCGCTGCTTGCTGCCATTATGCGAAGCGCCAATCTCGGCGACCACCATGGGGCGCCCGGCAGTGGCGAAGTCGAAAGTACCGATTTTCATCAAAATTCTTTCGCGTAAGTGTGCTGGAGCAACTCGAAACCGAATTTTTTGAACAGCCCGACTGACGCCGCGTTTCTGGGATTGATATTGGCTAGCAGCCGATCGCCGCCGCGCCAACTCCGCTCCATAAGCTGCCGGAGCGCCGCCGACGCAAATCCCCGGCGCCAATAGGCTTTAAAAATCTGAATGCCGATCTCCCCCTGTTTGGAAATGTAGCAGGCACCGACAATCTGATTGTCTGCGTTTCGGATCAGATACCAGTCACGATAGGGTCGATTGGCAACGAAGTCGCAATGATCCCGCATGCTCGGCACTTCTTTGTGCGAAATATTGACATCATCTCCGCGCTCGCAGAGCAGATTCCATAATGTCAATATCACGTCAGGATCTTTGCCGTTTTTGACATCGCCGTTAGCCTGATAAACACTGATCAGCTCGACCGTCATGCCCGTACCACATCCAACATGTTCATCGCGCCGCGCGCGCCCTCAAAAATTCTCACGAGCCTCACGTAGTCCTCGATCGTGTCCAATGTCCAACGCAAATGAGAGAAATCCCCATAGGGACAGGGAACGTTCACATGGTTTGCTCCCGTCGCCGCACGGCGTAGCGCCGCCGTGACGTGCTCCCTGGTCTCGTTATCCCAAGTGTTCTTGGCGTGGTAACGAAGCGCATTCATGGTGAACGCCTCACAGGCATAGCCCAACGGCCACGAGTCCGGCAGGACGTTCGTCGCGTAGGCCAGCCCGTGGACATTGCGCTGGAGCACCACGGCATCGATCATCTCCGGCGGGATCGCCGGGCAGTCCGAGGTCACGCGCACGATGATGTCGGCGCCGGAGATTTCGGCGGCACGCAAGTAACGATCGAGCACGTCATCCTCGGAGCCTCGCACCCACATCGCACCTGCCGTGTAGGGCTCCAGCAGATCGCACTCTTCGCTGTCCGGCGAGGCGACCACGACCCGATCCACGCGTTTGGCCTGCTTGCAGCGATAGATCACCTCTTCCAGCACGGTGCGGCCGGTCGGCAGCGGCAGCAGGATCTTGGCCGGCAGGCGAGTGGAGCGCAATCGTGCCTGAATTATGCAGACCACCTTCAATTGAAAGCCTCATGCAAAGAGAGATCCGGATAGGCCGAGCGCGGCAGATCGGCATTGTGGCGCGGCAGCGCCGACAGCCGCCAGCGCAGGGCCGCCGCCACGTCAACGCTCATATAACAATGCCACGCGCGGCGCTCGGTGAACTCATCCTCTCCCGCCGGCACGCCTTCGGTACGGCCGTCAAAGCGCGCACGGCGCAGCCAAGCGTCGGCTTCAGGGAGGTTGTGCAAAATCG